ATTTTATTGTGAAACTAGTAATGCTCACGCACAAACTTTACAGGCTCAACCACATTCTGCAGGTAGTTCAGCAGTATTAACTCTACCTGTTGCAACTGGTACTCTTATAGGTACTGGTGATAGTGGTACTGTTTCTAATACTATGTTAGCAAACTCATCATTTGCATTTACAGATGAAAGTTCAACTGCTGGAGGAGTTTCATTAGGTGGTAATTTAGAGTTTCTTGCAGGTGCAGGTATTAATACAACTGCTTCTGGTGATACGTTAACTATCGCAGGAGAAGACGCTACAACATCTAATAAAGGTATCGCTTCATTTACTAGTGCAGACTTCTCTGTGGCTTCAGGTGCTGTATCGTTAGTCGCTGAAAGAATACAAGACATTGTAGGTGCAATGGTTGGTAGTAATACTGAAACTAGAATTACGGTTACCTATGATGATACAGCTGCAACATTAAATTTTGTTGTGGATAATGACTTATCTAACTACGATAACTCATCATCTGGATTTACAACTGCTTCATCTACAACTACATTTACTAACAAAACATTGACAAGTCCTAAAGTAAACGAAGATGTGGCTGTCACAGCAACTGCAACACAATTAAATCATACGGTTGGGGTTACTAGTGCAATCCAAACACAATTAGACACAAAATCAAGTAAAGCACAATCAATCGCATTTTCACTTGCTCTTGGTTAATATTATAAATATACCAGTAAAGATAAGGGATTATTATGGCAACGCCAGCAAGTAGAGCACAATTAAAAGAATACGCATTAAGAAACTTAGGTAAGCCAGTTATAGAGATAAATGTTGATGACGCACAACTAGAAGATAGATTAGATGAAGCACTTCAATATTTTGCACAATATCACTATGACGGTATAGAAAGAGTTTATCTAAAGTATCTGTTAACTAGCAATGATTTAGCAAGACTTAAATCACCTCAAGGTGACTCAACGGTTACTGCTTCGGTTGGTGGAAGAACAACATCTTACACAGAAGCCAACAACTGGATTGGTGTACCTGACTCTGTACTTGCTGTCAATAGAATATTTCCTTTATCTGATAAACATAGCAACAATATGTTTGATATAAGGTATCAATTAAGATTAAATGATCTTTATGATTTTTCTTCAACATCTATAATACACTACGATATGGTTCTAAGGCATTTAGATTTTTTAGACCACGTGTTAGTAGGTGAAAAACCAATTAGATTTAATCAACACAACAATAAACTTTACATTGATATGGACTGGAAAGTAGATATGAATGAGGGTGAGTATTTAATTATTGAGTGTTATAGAAAATTAGACCCAACAGTAATGACAGATGTATTTAATGATATATTTTTAAAAAGATATGTGACTGCTCTGTTTAAAAAACAATGGGGCGCTAACTTATCTAAATTTAATGGTGTAGCAATGATCGGTGGTGTGACATTAAATGGTCAACAGATATATTCTGAAGCACTACAAGATGTTCAAAAATTAGAAGAAGACATAAGAGGCACTTACGAGACACCTGTATCTTACATGATAGGATAGGTAAATGGCAGTTAATCACTACTTTCAAGGTGGCGATGGGATCGGCAATCAGGCTGAGAAAAATCTACACGAAAACTTAATAATAGAAGGCCTTAAAATTTATGGCCATGATGTCTATTATCTACCTAGAACATTAGTAAACCAAGACTTAATACTTGGTGAAGATGTTGCTTCAAAATTCAATGCCTCATATCTATTAGAAATGTACTTTGAAACTACGGAAGGGTTTCAAGGTGAAAGAGAATTAATATCTAAATTTGGTTTAGAGATAAGAGATGATACAACATTTACAGTATCAAAAAGAAGATGGGATGACGCAGTAGGCGATCAAGCTACTTTAATCAAATCAGGTAGACCTAACGAAGGTGACCTAATTTATTTCCCAATGATGAAATCTTATTTTGAAATTCAATTTGTAGAAGATCAACAACCATTTTATCAATTAGGAAACTTACCTGTTTACAAATTAAGATGTACTAGATTTGAATACAGTAATGAAAGAATTGATACAAATGTTTCAGACATCAATAAATTAGAAGACGATAAGTCTTTGGACATGTATGCTCATCAAATGAGTTTAGAAAACGAAGATGGTAATATATTGATGGAAGGTGATGAACAAAATTTCTTAATACTTGAAACTTATGATCAACAAACACAACAGCCATATGCAGATAACTCAACATTTGAGTCAGACGCAGGTTTTGGTACGTCTAGTACAACAGATGATATACTAGACTTTACAGAAAGAAACCCATTTGGTGAGGTTGACGAAGGATTCTAATGCTAGGAGATTATTTTTACCACGAAAGTTTAAGAAAGATTATTATTGCCTTTGGTACTATCTTTAATAATATTCATATTCATAGAAAAGATAGCACTGGCAAAGTAGTACAGTCTATAAAAGTTCCTTTAGCGTATTCGCCTAAAGAAAAGTTTATTGCACGATTAGATCAACAACCAGATTTAGTACAAGATAGAAGAGTCGCTGTGACACTACCTAGAATGGGTTTTGAAATTTCTGGTTTAAGTTATGACCCTAGTAGAAAATTAAATAGAATGGGTCAGATTAAAAAAGTTAGAGCAACTTCAACAGATGGTAAGATTATGAATAAACAATTTAATCCTGTGCCTTATAATATTAGTATGAATTTATATTCATTTACTTCAAGTGCTGAGGGTGGACTACAAATAATAGAACAGATTTTACCTTTCTTTCAACCAGATTACACGGTAAGTATTAGAGCAATACCTGGTATGAATATTGTAAGAGATGTACCTATAATATTAAATAATGTTAATTATGAAGATACATATAGTGGAGACTTTACTACAAGAAGAGCGGTCGTTTATACTTTAGCATTTACTGCTAAAACATACTTGTATGGACCAGTAAGTCAACAGAGAGTTATCAAATCTACACAGGCAGATATGTATACCGACACAACAAATAACCCTAAAAGAGAACAAAGAATTGTTGTTGAAACAAATCCTACAGGTGCCGACGCTGATGATGATTTTGGATTTACAACAACTGTGACAAGTTTTACTGATTCAAAAAATTATAACCCAACAAGTGATAGTGATGAATAATTATGAGTATAGACGATAAGATAAATGAAGCACTTGGTATCTCTACGGATAAACCAACAACTAAACAAGTAATCAAAAAAGATTTTACACCACCTGTTCCTAGATTAGAAGATAAGAATAAGGAAGATGTAGATAATGATTACAAATATAGTAGAGAAAATTATTACAATCTTATAGAAAGAGGACAAGACGCTATACAAGGTATACTTGATATTGCTAATGAAAGTCAACACCCGAGAGCATACGAGGTTGCAGGTAATTTAATTAAACAAGTTGCTGACACGGTTGATAAACTACAAGACTTGCAAGGTAAACTAAAAAATTTAAAAGATGTTCCTAATAAGACAACTGCAAATATCAAACAGGCATTGTTTGTAGGTTCATCAGCAGATTTACATAAAATGCTAAAAAATAAAAATAAGGATGTACAAAGTGACGAAGATAAAGATTTTAAAGGCAAAGACATCACACCCAAAGATACAGACGTTTCTGATAAGTGATTTAACATATATACATAAAAATCCATATCCTAATACTTTACCCGAAGATCAAAGAAACACCTGGCTAAGTGATGGTATGAACGATCCAATACACGTTATTAGACACTCTATCAGTCCAACTCCTCGTATGGGTGTAGGAGGACAACTATATATTGAAAAGCAGTATTCTGTCAAAAGAGGCAGTAGTAGAATAAGTTATGCCGTAGAAAATGGTTATAACGCAATAGAAGGTATAATAGTAAATGAGTGAAAATTATTTAGGCAATCCTAATTTATTTAAAGCACACACAAAGCAAGAATATACTGAGCAACAAATAGTAGAGCTTGATAGATGTATGAAAGATCCTGTGTACTTTATCAAAACATATATTAGAATTGTAAACATAGATGAAGGTCTTGTACCTTTTGAGATGTATAAGTTTCAGGAAAAAATGGTAAGGTCATTTGACGCAAACAGATTTTCTATATGTAAACTACCTAGACAATCAGGTAAGTCAACTACTATCATCGCTTACTTATTACATCAAGTTATATTTAATGATAATATTAATGTAGCCATACTTGCTAACAAATCTACAACTGCTAGAGATTTATTAGGTAGATTACAACTTGCATATGAAAATTTACCTACCTTTCTACAACAAGGTGTTCTTAACTGGAACAAAGGTTCTTTAGAATTAGAGAATGGCTCAAAGATACTTGCAGCTGCAACATCATCAAGTGCTATTCGAGGTGGTTCATTCAACATAATATTCCTTGATGAGTTTGCTTTTATACCTGCAAATATATCTGAACAATTTTTTAGTTCAGTTTATCCTACAATATCTTCTGGTAAAAAATCTAAAGTTATGATTGTATCTACGCCACATGGTATGAATATGTATTACAAAATATGGAATGACGCAATACATAAAAGAAATGACTATGTGCCAATTGAAGTACATTGGTCAGAGGTACCAGGTAGAGATGATAAGTGGAAAGAAGAAACTATAAGAAACACTAGTGAGGCACAATTTGCCACAGAGTTTGAGTGTGAGTTTGTAGGTTCGGTAGACACACTTTTAAATCCATCTAAAATTAGAACCATGTCGCATAGTAATCCTATTGTATCTCAAAATGGTTTAGATATGTACGAACAAGCAATTAAAGGTAGAGATTATGTAATGACGGTTGACGTAGCAAGAGGTACAGTAAAAGATTATTCTGCCTTTGTAGTTTTTGACGTATCAAAAATGCCTTATCGCATAGTTGCAAAATATAGAAACAATGAAATTAAACCTTTACTATTTCCTCATACTATTGAAAAGGTTGCAAGAGCATATAACAATGCTCATGTTTGTGTTGAGGTAAATGATGTGGGTCATCAAGTAGCAGACGCATTACAATTTGAATTAGAATACACAAACTTATTAATGTGTATGATGAAAGGTAGAGCAGGTCAAATATTAGGTGGTGGTTTTTCTAAACGAGGGTCTCAACTAGGTGTTCGTATGACAAAACAAGTTAAAAGAATTGGTTGTACAAACTTAAAAACATTGGTTGAAGGCGATAAACTTATAATTAATGACTTTAATATTATAGAAGAATTATCAACCTTTGTAAGAAGAGGTCAATCATGGCAAGCCGAAGAAGGTTCTAATGACGACCTTGCAATGTGTTTAGTGATATTTGCATGGATATCTAATCAAAGATATTTTAAAGAATTAACAGACCTAGATGTACGTGCTAGAATGTATGAAGAGCAACAAAACGCAATAGAACAAGATATGGCACCTTTTGGGTTTGTAGATGACGGCACAGAGGAAGACACAATAATAGACGATAAAGGTGAGATATGGTCACCTGTAAGAGTCCGTAAAGGTCTATAAAAACATAAATAGATTTGAGATTAATGATACTATTTAGCTAAATAGGAGAACAACACATATGGCATTTCAAGTTTCACCAGGTGTTCTCGTAAGAGAAAAAGACTTAACAAATGTAATACCAGCAGTTGCAACCTCAATAGGTGCATTTGCAGGTGATTTTACTCAAGGTCCATTAGATGAGATTACAACAGTTTCATCTGAAGGTCAATTAGTAGAAATTTTTGGTAAGCCTAACTCTACAACTTTTGAATCGTTCTTTTCGGCTGCAAGTTTCTTGCAATACGGAAACGCTTTAAGAGTAGTAAGAGCTTCGGGAACTGGGATCTTAAACGCAACTGCTAACGCAAGTGGCGTATTGATCAACAACACACAAGCCTACCAAGATAACTATGCTACAGGTCAAGGTTCAGTAGGACTTTGGGCTGCAAGAACAGCAGGTGCTCATGGTAACAACTTAAAAATATCCATCTGTCCAAGTTCAACTGCATACGAAGAAACATCAAAAACAACTGTAAATAACACTAACTTAGCTGTTGGAGATACATCGGTAACGGTAGCATCCGTATCTGGTATATCAGTCGGAGATATTATAAACTTTGGCGAAACTGGCGGTTATGAATATAGAATTACAGGTATTGCTTCAACTACACTTACAATCGTAAGACATCCATCAGGCGTTGGCGGTTTACATACTGCTGTTGCTAACGGAGCTACTGTAAGAAGAAGATGGCAATACTATGATCTAGTTAGTGCTGCACCAGGAACATCACCTTATGCTTCTGACAGATCAGGTGTTAATGATGAATTACACGTTGTAGTAGTTGACGAAGACGGTGGCATAACAGGAAAAGCAGGAGATATATTAGAAGTATATGATTCATTATCAAAAGCTTCTGACGCAAAAACTCCACAAGGAGATACTAACTATTATCCAGATGTAATATACAATAAATCAGCTTATGTTTATTGGATGGATCATCATACTAGTGGTACTAATTGGGGATCTGCTGTTCAATCAACAACATTTACTGCTGTCACAACAATTAAAAATGACTCATTAAGAGGCGGTGCAGACGGTTCAGCTGCTACAGTTGGCCAAAAGAAAACTGCTTATGAGAAATTTGAAGACGCTGAGACAACAGACATAAATCTAATCATTGCTGGTACATGTGACGCAACACATATTGACAACCTAATTACAATCGCAGAAAACAGAAAAGACGCAGTAGTATTTGTTTCTCCTGAAAGAAGTGATGTAGTTAATGTTGCAAATAGTGTGACGCAAACAACCAACGTGACTGGATTTTTTAATTCAATCAGATCATCTTCATTTGTAGTATTTGATAGTGGTTACAAATATACTTACGACAAATATGCTGACGTATTCAGATTTGTACCATTAAACGGAGATATGGCGGGTTTATGTGCTAGAACGGATCTAGTTGCAGACTCACACTTCTCACCTGCTGGTTTTAACAGAGGTGTAGTAAGAGGTGCAGTTAAACTTGCTTATAATCCTAACAAAACACAAAGAGATGATTTATACAGAGCTAGAATAAACCCAGTGGTTACATTCCCAGGACAAGGTACAATCTTGTTTGGTGATAAAACTGGATTATCTGCTCCTAGTGCGTTTGATAGAATAAATGTAAGAAGACTATTCATTACTTTAGAGAAGGCAATATCAACTGCTTCTAAATTTCAATTGTTCGAGTTTAATGACGAATTTACAAGAGCACAATTTAGAAACATTGTAGAGCCATTTTTAAGAGATGTACAAGGCCGAAGAGGTATTACAGACTTCTTGGTTGTTTGTGACGAAACAAACAATACAGGCGATGTCATTGATAGAAATGAATTTAGAGCTGACATTTTTGTCAAACCTGCTAGATCAATCAACTTTATAACTCTAACATTCGTGGCGACAAGAACAGGCGTCTCGTTTGAAGAAGTGATAGGAGCGTAGAACCATGCCAAATATAAATGACTTTAAAAGTAAGTTAAGAGGCGGTGGAGCTCGAGCCAATCAGTTCAGAGTGACAATGCCTTTCCCTGGATTTGCAAGTGTAGGTGGAGAGACTGAAACAATGTCTTTCTTATGTACATCAACAAGTCTACCAGGAATGACCTTGGGAGAAGTTGCGATACCATTTAGAGGTAGGGAGTTATATGTAGCGGGTGATAGAACATTCGGTACATGGACTACAACTATGCTAAATGATACTGACTTTTTAATTAGAAACGCATACGAGAGATGGTTAAATGGTATTAACAATATGTCTGATAATGAAGGCCTTGTTAATCCTGCTGACTATCAAGTTGACTCTTTCGTTGACCAATTAGACCGAAACGGTAACGTGATTAAATCATACACTTTCAGAGGAATGTTCCCAATAACATTGGACGACATTGGTCTGGATTACGGTACTAACAATGCAGTAGAATCTTTTACTGCAACGCATAGATACCAATACTTTGAAACAAATACTACTACTTAATAGACGACTAAATAATTAAGTAGAATTGAGGATATAATATGGCAGAACTATTTGGGTTTAAGATAGAGCGTTTAGGCACTCAGTCAACCGATCCAAGACAAAACATAGTACCTCCACAAGCAGAGGACGGAACACAAACCGTCCCTGCTGGTGGGTTCTTTGCGTCTTACGGTGGGTTCGATACAAATGCTAGAAACGAACTAGACTTAATAAGAAGATATAGAGAGGTAGCACTACATCCCGAGTGTGACCTTGCAATAGAGGATATTGTTTCAGAAGCAATAGTCTCTAATGAAAATCAACAATCAGTACAACTAGATTTAAGTAGAGTAAATTATAGTGATTCAATCAAAAGAAAAATGAGAGAGTCATTTGGTGAGGTACTTAAACTATTAAGTTTTGATATAAAAGGACATGACATCTTTAGAAGATGGTATGTTGATGGTAGAGTTTATTATCATAAGATTATAGATAAAGATTCACCAAGATTAGGGATAACAGAATTAAGATATATTGATCCTAGAAAGATTAAGAAGATAAGAGAAGTTAGAAAACAAAGAGTAGATGGCGTGCCAGGCTCTTTCTCTTTCTCTGATAAATTTCAGGAATACTTTATGTATAATGAAAAGGGAATACATCCTACAGCAGCTTCAAACGTAGGTGGATTAAAGATTGCTACAGACGCAATTGCATATTGCCCTTCTGGTCTTATAGATCAGACACATAATTTAGTTTTATCTTATTTACATAAAGCAATTAAACCTGTCAATCAATTAAGAATGATTGAAGACGCTGTTGTAATATACAGAATTGCTCGTGCACCTGAAAGAAGAATATTCTATATTGATGTAGGTAATTTACCTAAGATCAAGGCTGAACAATATTTAAGAGATGTTATGGCTAGATATAGAAATAAACTTGTATATGACGCAAGTACAGGTGAAGTAAGAGATGACAGAAACTATATGAGTATGTTAGAAGACTTTTGGTTACCTCGTAGAGAAGGTGGAAGAGGAACTGAAATTACAACTTTACCTGGTGGTCAAAACCTAGGTGAGATACAAGATATAGAATACTTCCAAAGAAAACTATATCGTTCTCTAAACGTACCTATTAGTAGATTAGAAAGTGGATCAGGATTTAACCTTGGTCGTGCAGCTGAAATTAGTAGAGATGAAGTTAAGTTTACTAAATTTGTAGGCAGATTAAGAAAAAAATTCTGTATGTTATTCCATGATCTATTAAAAACACAACTTGTTTTAAAAGGTGTTATTGCTCCTGAAGAATGGGACAATATGCAAAATGATATTACATACACTTACTTACAAGATGGATACTTTGCTGAACTAAAACATAGTGAGATGATGAGGGAACGAGTGGGTCTTGCTAGAGATTTAGAACAATATGTTGGTAAGTATTTTAGTCATCAATATGTAAGAACAAAAATTTTAAAACAAAATGAATTAGAACAAAAAATGATTGATGATGAGATACAGAAAGAACAACCTGTAGAACCTGAACAATCAAGTGAAAAAGAGGAAATAAAAGATGAGTAAAGAAAATTTAAAAAATTTCGTAGATAACTTGGATAAAGGCGACAATACAGAAGCACAGAAAAACTTTAATGACACCATGTCAGATAAGATTGCTGCTTCTTTAGATGACGCTAAAACTGATGTGGCTAAATCTATGTTTACAGGTCAACAAGGTGTTATAGCACCTGAGGCTGATCCTTTTACAGGTGATAACATAGAACAATCAGCAGAGGAAACTCCTGCTGAAGAGGTGCCAAGTAATGACCAAGACTCTCAGTAAATTTAGAGAAGAAATAATTACTGACGGCAACGACTACAAGCGAACTAGGCAATATAATAAGTTATCGCCTAAGATGAAAAAAGCTGTAGATATGGTTTTTAGAGCTGCTGATAAATCAGCAGATGTAATCGCTGACTTTGAGAAGAATGTCAAAGCGGCCTCTAAAATGTATAATGTTAAAGTGAACGATTTAATGAAATACTTTGACAAAGAAACATTAACAATTTTAAGAAGATAAAGGTAAAGGGAATAGCATATGGCAATATCAACAAGAACTCTATCAGATACTAGAGGTTTTGCAAAAGTATTAGTGGAATTTACAAATGACAGCGCTACCACAACCGTAATTGACGCTTCTGGATTAGACGCACACCAAAATGGTGGGCAGTTAAAAATTAGAGGTCTAAAATTTGCGCTTACAGGTTACGCTACATTATCATTTATAAAAAATGGTGCAACAGCAGAGAAAGCAATATCACTATCAGGTAGTGATGTTTATAACGCAGGTACAATTGTGAATTCAGCAGGTGCTGCTACACATGCAACCGATGGTGATATTTCAATCACAACGGTAAGTGCAAGTGGTTATGTTGTAATTGAAGTAGTAAAAGACAATTTTAATTATAGTTAATAATGGCGATCATTACTGAAACATTAGCTGATGATAATAAAAAAGTTATTGTTAAAGCAAATGGTTTAGGTGGTGAAACAAAACAAACATTATTAGACGCAAGTATTTTATCAGGCGCAACGTCAAGTCCTAACTTGTCAATTGCACACTTGTATTACGAGATACTCGGTTCGGGAAATTTAACTTTTTTCTTTGACGCTGAGACAGATGAACAAGCTGCAACACAATTTAGTGGACGTGGTAATTACGGTTTGAAGAAAAACGAACCACGAATTAAACAAGAAGACACAGGCATAACACTTGTCAATCCGACAGGTGACGTGCTTGTGTCATCTGATAGTACGGTGTCAACATATAATATAGTAGTAGAATTTAGAAAAGAAAAAGGATTTACAAATGGCTGATACAGTTTCAAGCTTAACAATCGCAGA